ATGGACTTATACCTTGCATACCAATTCCAGACGGTGCATTTGCAGCTGCTGCTGCAAGAGCTTCAGTCCCCACTGCCTGTCCTGCACCACCTGCTGTAGTTAATAAAGATGGGAACGCAGACCCTGCGAACTCTGTAGCCGCTGCGGTTGTACCAGACAAAGCTCCAGATGTTAACATTGAAGGTAAGAAACTACCACCAGCACCTAGCATAGCACCCTTCATACCATTACCACCCATTAGTTTATCTACTGCAAATCCACCTGCCATGTAAGGAACAAAAGCCATTATTTACCCCCACCTGATTGTGTTGAAGTTTGGTTCATAGGAGTAGGAGCACCATACGCAGCCGATAGATAAGAGGATAATTTTTGTTGTGGTGCATTTTGTCCGTAGTCGTATCTATTAATATCACCTTGTAGTGCTTGTAAGTCATAGGCTTCATTTGTTTTACCAACATTCATTAGTTGTTGAATGTCAGTATAATCTTGTCCAGCCATAGCTCCAGCACTTCCTATTGCCGCATCTTGTGCCCTTCTTTCATTAGCATAGTTTTGATAAGCTAATTCAGAACCCCTAGAGGATAAAGCATTTGCTAGATTTTCAGTTGCACTTGATTCTAATTCTCCCATAGCTCCTGAACCATATCTTCCTGATGCTGCTGTTCTACTACCTATATCTCTAATAGCTGTGTTAAATTCTGATACTATAGGTCTAGCTGCGTTTGACATCATAGCTGAAAAATAAGGATTGCCTGCTGATAGTCTGTCGCCTTGAATGGTGCTTAATGATTGTGCTTGTGCAGCTGGAATTAATGGGCTTCCTGATGTGGCTCTATTTTCTGCCAGTCTTAAACCTTCTGTTGTTTGTGATGATGGGTCTACATAGGTTTGTCCAGGATAGTAAACAGGTCCAGGTTGACCATACAATCCTTTGGCTTCTTCTAATCCGTAGGTAATGTAAGGAAGGATAGCTGGGTCGATAGATTGTTTAGTTTCAGATGAACCGCCTCCGCCGCCACCCTTATATTCTCTTAATCCAGTTACAGGATTAATAGTTCCAGAACCACCATGAGCCATAAGTAAATTAGATTCCCATTTATTTATATGTGCGAGTTCCGTATCTCCACCATAGCCTAAAGACGCAATGTCTTGATAGAGTAGTTTTAGTAACCAGATTTTAAAAGTGGTCGGTAAGAATTTCATAGTTGCTTCCTTAATAGTTATTATAATTTTAATTCCATTATCTGATATTTCTTTTCATAGCCGTATAGCCTATTCCATAACCTAGCTATACTTTCAAATTTAGTAGCACCCTGTATTGCAGTACCACCATTATGCTTGACCCAATCTTTAAATTGTTCAAACCCTTGTTTCGTAATAGCACCTCGTTCTTTTTTAGTGCCGATATAAGTAATGTAAGCAATTCTTTCATTAGGGTACATCACCCATTGAACTGTTAAGGCACAATAGCATTCATCCTCTTTCATTAAGAGAAGTAATTGTTGTTGCCCTTGTGCTACGGTTAGTTTTAGTGTGTCAGCAGTAAATTCATCATTACCTTTGTCTAAAGCTCTTTGTAGTAATGGTTCAGCTAGATGCCAATATTGCTGCACATGATTAGTTGGTACAATATATAGTTTCATAATTTATGTCTGCAAGGTAAAGCTATATTTTATCACTTATCCTACGATAATATAATCAAAATCTAGGTCTGTAGATACAACGCTGGTATGCGTAATCACCGCACTACCTTTTGCTTTAGTAGAAACATAAGGTGCTTGTGCTGCTGCGTTTGCCGTAAGCGGTGATAATAAAATCACGCTATCAAAACCTAGTCTTTCATCGGTAAGTGTTGTAGTAGTAGTAGAGTCTGTTAGTGTTACTGTGCCTACGTTATTAGTCTTTCCGTTCATGCTATTGTTTACCACTTCTGCTACAGCTCGTGGCTCTCCACCCTGATATGGTAAAGTCCTGTACATTATGTATTTCCTTGGGGTTTAAAGTCTACATCTACCGCCATAGCTGTTGTCCAGTTACCAGTAGGTTTTACAGATATTCTATGGTATCTGCCATAACTTCTTAAGTTAGCCCTGCCTTCTGATGTAGTAGTAACATCATCACTAAATATAACGACATCATCTAATTCTCTGCGACTAGCAACTGCAACATCTGCACTACCATTATCTATCTGTGGTCTGGCTAATGTTACAACGCTGTTATAACCCACCTCAACATCAGTAGTAACAATCTCTGGTGATATTGGTAAGCCAGTAAAAATGGCAATCTTATCAGTGATGACTCCAGAAAATAAAATCTTACCACCAACAAACAGTCTTGAGTCTAGTGAGGCAACTAATGTTTCTAGTGTTGTACTTGCTGTGGCTGCTGCTACCATATCGGTAGCTGTTCCTGTTCCAGCACCTGCGCCTGTTGCAGTAAAGGTTAAACCTACAGTATTTGCTGTTGCACCGATAAGAGTAAAGTCAGTTGTTGCACCGCCATCACCGTCATCCAGCGTGACAATAGTATAAGATTTGTCAGCAACTGTTGCTGTTGCTGCTACATCAGATTCACTAGTAATGCCTTCTAGCGTTGTTCCTGTGGTTGCGATAGTTCCCACAACATCTGAAACAGTGCTTCCTCTTGTCCATTTCTGGAGTTGCCAGTTATAGATAAGTAAACTTCTTGTACCTGAATTGTTAGCATAGTTCCATACCACTAAATTTTTTAATAGGGTCAACAGCAACACTCATAGTATTAATACTTGCTAGAAAGACATCATCAAAAAACCACCTATCTACTTTCTCCAAGCCTATAGAGTGATAGTTTGTCCGTCTGTTGAATACCATCCATCATCAGAGAGAAAGAAGCTTACAGAGCCATACTGTGCCACTGAATTGCCTTCTAAACAGCCTAGCCCTCTTGATATAGTATCAA